GCATCTGTATTAATTACGCTAACTGCTTGTCCAGCTTTATTTGAAAGATTAAATAGTGTATAAATTCTCTTTGCTGCTTCTTCCGCCGATAGTCCAGCAGCCATTAATTGCTCTTTTAATTGCACAGCAACTCTTGCTGCATCTGGGCGGGATGTAGCATTAATTACTTTAATTTGTTCCGCCATAGTTTCTTTTAATTCTTTTCTTAGCTTCTTATATTCTGCTATTGTCATCTTAAAAGGTGTTCCAGCAGACTGCAAACTTTCATAAGTAAGCATGTTTTGATCTATCATTAATTTCTGAGCAGCAATAGCATCTTTTATCTTAGTATTATAATCAGTAAATTTAAGTCCTGCTTTTTGTGCAGATTCTGCAGTTAATCCAAATGCTGCTGCGCTTATGCGCTGAGTCTCATTGTATTGATCAAATGCTTTTTTAGCTAAAACTGCAGTTCCAATAACCGCCCCTAAAGCTACATTAAATTTTGTAACTCCAGCTAAAGCTCTTCCAATTACTGAGCTAAATTTATTTGCACTTGCCGCCATTCCAGCAATTGGCTCAGCTGCTCTTCCAAAAAGCGGTGTTCCTTTTGCAAATAATGATTGTCTTCCTTTTGACAATGCTCCAGTTCCTTGGATCATTTGTCCTAGTGGTGCACCAGCCAATGCTTCTTCTAAGCTTGGCATTCCTCCAAATTGAGGAATCGTTTGCATACCAAGTCTTTGCTCAACGCTTGGCCTTGGGCCACGCATATTTGAAAACATTCCTGGATAGAACAAGAAAGGTAATATTCCAGAAGCTGTTGAAATTGCAGTTCCAGCTCCTCCGCCTACCTTTTCTCCAATCTTTTGACCAGCAAACATTGCAGCCAAAGGACCAAACATGCTTAGTATAGATCCTCCACGCTGATACCCTGGAATAGCTCCACCACGGTTTCTAAATACTGTTTGAGAAACTTTAGATAAATATGGGGCGGAACCAACAGTTCCCGTTAATGTTCCTCCCTTACCAGAAATTCCTTGTAGTATTGCCATGTCTTTTTCTGATAACCAACCCTTATTCCATGTAATTGCATTAGATGCAATTGTTGGCATAGCAGTAAGTAAAAATCTAGGATTAAATGTTCTTTTACCGCCTTGCAAATCTCCTTTAATTATATTAGAATTAAAAAAGTCTACCGTAGAAGCATATAGCGCTCCTTTTGCTTTATCACTTAATCCTGGAATATCTCCAAAGAATTTTCTACCTCCATTGACATCAAGGGATTTAATTCTATAAACTCCAAGAGCATCTTGACCATCATATGACTTTCCTTCAAATTTAAATTTTGCTCCAAGTCTAGCAAGAACTGTAGCTCTTTGAATTCCTCCGCCACCGATATATCCAGGAACCATTCCACCTCTATTAAGTGAAAATTTAGATCCTTTTTGATAAGAAGCATATAATGAATTAATTTCTCTAGACATTGCATCATCTACAATATTGCCCCATTTAGTTTCTGATAACGGCCTGTTCCCAAGATTTTGCATAGCTTTATTTATTCTTTCAAGAGTACGTGATGCTGTTCTGTACGCTACTTTATATGGAACCCCTGAATTTGTCAGATGAGATATCAAAGAAATTAAATGTTCTGGACGTCTTGCTGATTGTAGCCACATATTCCCTGTGGCTAAACTATCTCTTAGGGCAGCATTAAAATCTTTAGGAATTGTTATTAAATTATCTGGCAACAACTGATATTTCTTAGATGCATTTGCTCCACCAGGCATTACTCCAAATCTTTGTTGTATTTGAGCCCCTGTTAATATTCTACTAGATCCCTGCATTGGGAATCCAGAAAGAGATCTTAAAAATTTACTAGTTATTACGTGGCCAAGAACTTCATCTTGGTTGCGCTCTCCATATCTTATTGCACCCTCCCAAGCAGATCCAGATCTTCTATATAAAGCATGATAAGGAGTTGGTCCGTATGGAACTCCTGGATCAAATACTCTTGGAGAATTGCTTGCTCTTCTGCCTTCTTCGCCTGCTTCATAAAATCTTCTTGCTCCACGAGCTGTATTTGGATTCCATTGATTCAGTCCAGATAAAATTCTTTGTATTGGCCCGCCAGCAAATCTATTTTGTACTGGAACAACCACAGCTCTTCCTTCGTTTAGAGCTCTCATTCCATCTGGATCTGATTGTGCTATATCTCTACGAATTACAAATTCGCCTGGTGTAAGCATTGCTGGGACAATGTCAGCATTTACACTTGGTCCAGGAACTTGGTCCCCGTTATTATAAAATACTCCTCCGCCAGCATTTCTTTGTATAGGTCTTGTTGTCTCTATGCTATATGGCCCGCCAAATGTTCTAGTTTGTGTTGCACGTCCAACCGCAGCCATGACATCTTGGAATGATCCTTGACGGAACATACCACGAAGATTTGGTTTGCCAGAAACATCTACCACTGGCTGATCTATAAGTGGAGCTTTTGTTAAATCAATTGTTCTGCCACGTCCAGCAGCATATTGACTTACTTGAACTCCCATCATTCTTTCAAGATCAGCATTTACTGCAATAATTGCTGCTCGTGCCTGCTCAACATTTAATTTACCAGCACGAAGGTCTGCAACAATTGCAGCAGATTGTGTTGCAGCATTTTGGGTAAGTCTTTGCGTTATAGGCAATATATCATCAAATGTATCAATAAATTCTCGTGAAACTTGTCCGCCCAAAGAAATTGTTTTCTTTAATTGTTCAATTTCTTGTTTGCTTTGCACACCAAGTGTTGCCATAAGGGCAGCATATCTAGCATGTTCTCCAGCAACAACTCCTGTTGAATATCCTCCGACTGATGTAAGACCTTCGATGTTTGGAAGTCTTTCTGACATCATTATCTGGGGGGTTCTTCCAAGTTTTCTATTTAATGGTATAGGTTGCATGGTTAGTCCAAATATTGTTGATGGGTTATTTGGATCTCTAGGATTTAGATGGGCTGCTGCTCTTGATTCTCCGCCAAGAAGTGGATGCTCTGGATCTACCATTCTTGGTCCGCCCATAGTCAATATTGGAGATCCGCCAACTGTTGTTACTACTTTGCCAGCACCTGTTCCTGCTGCAGATATTCCTGTAGCATTTTTTTGTAACAAAACTAAATCTTCATTTAATTTTTCAATTGCTAGGCTAAGAGTTTTTGCTGCTGCTGCATCTGAATAGAATTCGTCTGATAGTTGTGCGCTAGCAGCACGAGCTGCCATGAGCTCTGGTGTTAAAAGTTTAAATCCTTCTGCACCTTTAAATAGAGCCTTAAAATGTCCAAGACCTTTAATAACATATCCAAAGAAGTTAGCAAGAACACCAGTAAGCATAATTACTGGTCCAATGATTGCTGTAAATGCACCTCCAAATGCCATGATCTTTTTAATCGGATCTGGGAGTTTGCCAGCAAAATCAATTATCTTGCTAAGAACATTTACTAGCTTTGTTCCAATATCTAGGAATTCATCTCCAACCCCTGCAAGTTCTGCCTTTAATCCTTCTACTGCTCTACGATATCTTCCTGAAGCTGATTCTGTTACTGCCGCCAATTCTCGTCCTGCCACAGCTTCCAATTCACCAGCACTTGCTTTCATCAAGTCTAGTACTTGAAGAGTCTGGCTTCCCTGACGTCCTAGATTTTCAAATAATGCGTTAAGACGTGAAAATTGGAACTTACCAAATAATTGTTCAATTGCTTGCTGTTTTGATAATGGATCTAATCTATCTAAGGCTGACTGTAGTGCTAGTAAAGTTCCTGTAACATCGCCAGCGTTATTCTTAACAATACCTAAAAGATCAATTCCAAATCCCTTAAATTTATCCACTGCAACATCTGTTGGGTTAATTAAAGATGCAAGAGCAGACTTTAAAGCGTTTGCACCTTCTGATGCATTTACTCCGCCTTCACGCATAGCAGTCAAATAAAGAGCAAGATCTTGTACACTTCCGCCAAGACCCTTAATTACTGGTCCAGCTTTTGGAATTGCTTCTACCAAGTCGTTTAGAGTTGTTGAAGTTTGGTTTTCAACTGCGTTTAAGAAGTTAATTGTTTCTGCTAATTCTTGCGTATTAGATTTGAATGCTGATTGAATTGCTAGTGTTGCCTTCATTGCTTCTTGACGATCTACTTCACCAAGAACTGCAAGACGTGTTGTTTCAGATACTGAAGACAGCAGTTCATCTCCAGTCTTTCCAGTAGCAGCTATATCAGCAGCAAGACCTATTGTTTCTGCAAAATTAACGCCCATAGCAGAAGATAACTCTTTTGCAGTTGCAGCAACCTCATTTCTAATTTTACTTAATTCTTGTGATGATGTTCCTGCGATATCGCCATATACCTTAGTTAAACGAGTTAATTCTTGATCTGCAACTTTAAATGCATCTGCTGCTGCTTTACCAAATGCAGCTAATGGTAAAGTTAATCCTACTGTTAACTGACGACCTGCCCACTGAGTATTTTTACCCCAGTTAATAAGTTGAACTCCGCCATCTTGAATAACCTTATTCATAATCTGAAGTTCTTGCTTCAGTAATGCTGCTTTATTCTTTGTTAAATCTAAGCCTCTTGGAATATGAACATTATATTGCATTAACCCCTGTGCATTTCTGCCAAGGGGTTGCAATACAGCATTTTGCATTTGTACCTGTTGTTTTGCCAGGTCTCTTATTAATCCGCCATTTGTTCTTGCATGTTCTTGATATGTTCTAAAGTAGTCTCTAAGTTTTAATCTTCCGCTATCTAAGTTACGACCAAATTTTTCTACATCTGATGTTAGGCTGACGAAATGTGTAGAAAATTGACCAGTCTTACGCATTGATTCTGAAAACATTGCGTTTGTAGCATCGATCTGACCAGCAAGCGCTCTATTAGCGCCAGCAAACTCTTGTTGTAATCTAGACAGGCTGTTAGTAACTCTCTGCACATCTGCAATGAGTTGTGAAAAATCAGAATTAGCAACTATACTAGTTACTATTTTTTCGTCAGCCATCTATATTACTTTTTACTCCTTAGAGTATCCAAGACCTGCTCCGATTCCGAATCCAGCTTCTGCTGCTAATGAACCTTGTAAAGAAACAACATCATCTCTTGATGCTTCTATACCCATAGCCCTTAGTCGGATATCATCAAAGGTTGGACCTTTGTTTTCTTGATCATCCTTAATGTCGACTCCTTGTAAAGATGCCAAGAATATTCTGTTGTCTTTTTCTCTCTTGTGTATAGATTCTACTGTTTCCAGTAGCTCTGGTAGAGAGAGATTTTCTTCTAGCTCTTGGTAATTCTTCCAAGCTCCTACAAGAAAAACTTGTTTTACTAAAGCGGCAAGGTCTAGTTCTGACCAGCCAGAACCGCCGCCGCTATTAGATTTGGGTCTTCTAGTTTAATTCCTCCACATACTTCTAGAATTCTGTTAATTGTTGGAACATCTAGAGCCTCTTCTAAAGCGTCACGATCTTTTACCAAGTCTGGTAGTTGAGTCTCCAAAGCAATAGCACAAGCGTCGATTAATACGCTAAGTGATTCATTCTCTGTAGTAACTTCTTGAGCTTTATTCATGGCTGTCATGAATTTTCTTAGTTGTTTAATTGATAATGGCTTCAACTGTACGGTTGCGCCATTCTGTAATTTGATATCTTCTACGTCGTATACTGTAGTAGCCAATTTATCCTCCTTGGATAGTTATAAACATTATAACAAATACATTTTATTAATACAAGCACAAAACCCCCATAAAAATGGGGGTTTTGGCAATTAAATTGAATTAATTATGCGAGTACACGATCAATAATCTTGCCGTATTCTGCTCCGACGTAGTTAGCGTCTGGAAGAAGACGGAAGGTCACTGGGAATGTAGTTGGGGTATTACGTGCAAGTGTGAACTGAGTCTGTTGTACAGAGAGAACACGACGAGCATAATAAACACGCTCAGTTGTTGCTGATGTTTCTGGTGATCCCGACTTGTATGTTGGAGCTTGTCCAACTGCAAATAGCTGGCGCTCTGTTGGAGCACTACCTAGTGCACCTGCTTCAAGACCTAGGGTTAGGTCTGCGCTGGTGCCTGCATACTGATCAGTTGATGCTGATCCGCTCTTCTTAAGAGTATCGCTCTTTTGTCCGAATACTGTAAGAACGTTCTGCAAAGTTCCTTCTGTCATTTCAGTCATAATCATGACCTGCATAGCAGACTTGAACAATTTAGCAGCATCTAGAAGCTGATCCACTGTAACATCTTCGTATGTTGGGTTATAAGTGATCTGGAGACCATTGTTTGTAAAACCAACGTTACGAACTGACGCTGCAGCGTTCAAAGTTGTTGCTGCAGTTGTACCATTTACCAACGTAATTGTACCGCCATCAAGAAGATTTTCGGTATATGTTGGGTCTGTGGAGTCCTTTACAGAAATGTAAACTGGAGCTGCACCGACAATAATGTTTTTGGCATCATTAATTTTTGCCATTGTTTCTACCTCCTAATTTAAAAATTTAGTTGTTTGAGCTGGCTAGGCTCTTTCCTCTTTCCTCTATGTCCAATTTTAGGCCATTAAGGGTCAAAAGGCAAACGTATTAAATATACCTGCCTGATGAGTTTGTGCTACGGGAATATTGAGCCTCAAGAATGATATCTGCAGAATAAAACCCTTGTAGCTCCTCAGAAGGAGCAGTAGGGGACATATCTGCGACATATATGCTATGGAATTTAAACTTTTCTGAATTGAACCCAGCAGACTTATTTATATCTTTTGCAGACTCGTCCATTCTTCGGAATTCATCTATCATGAAGTTTCTAATCTCATTTATCTCTGAGAAGTCTGTTGAGTATACTGTAAATAGAATTTGTTCGGTGCATATAAGCCATAGGGTGTCATATGAGACGCCTATCTTATCGTAGACTATATGCTTCTTCCCGCTCAAAAATTGATTCATTTCTGGAGTTTGTTGAACTGGGAATATTGGAATTATGCTCTCTCCTAGATTATCGCTCCAATATGCATCTGCATCAAATATGCCCAAGGTTATCATTCTGCCCCATAGATATTTACGAAGCTCAAGCATTGAATCTAATTTATAGTTTACTGTCATAGCGCCCCTCCAAATGCTGATGCTAGTGCTGCGTCTGCTTGAACAGACAAAGTATTAGGACTAAATGAATATTTAACTGTTCTAATTTCGGCTGGTAGTTTAAGAGCCTTCGACATAGATTTATTAAATAATTGTTGAAATCCAGATTTTCTTATTGATACATTAACTAGATTAGATTTAAAAAATCTTGAATAGGTCATCATAAATGAATTTCTTACACTAGCCCCGCCTGGGCTTTTAACGGTCACAGAGGCGCCTTCTGGCATAAATACTGTATAACCATTAGTTTCAAATACTAGGCGCTTAGAATGGCGTGGAGCAATTTTAAGAGGCATTCCAGCTTCCATCACAGAAGCTTTTTTAGTAAATACATGTCTACGATTACCTTCTGTTGAGGCAAATGTTTTTGAAGGCATAAACTCATATGATACAGAAAATCCAAGACCCTCTGTATTTAATTTATTTAGTTTAAATAGTCTAGCTGATGGATCTCCAGTCTGCCGCCATTCATAAACATGATGCAAAGATTTTGGCTTTACTCTAGCCTGTGCGTCTACAAATTCTGCAAAGTCTTTATCTATTTGATTAAATATAATTTCTCTAAATTTATTTTTAAATGCTGCGTTTGATGATAGTTTACTCACTACTTGAGCATTATAATAAACATAGGCAGATATTTGAGCAACCAAACTTTCTTTAAATACCTTACCTTTAGATGCAGTCATTAGTGATCTTAATCCACTTGATGCTTGTACTAGGGGAATACTATAGTCCAATGTTCTGATTCTCCGATCTCTTCAATACGGAGTTATATGATATAACATTTCCAAATCCATCTGTAACTGGGGTGCTGCCTATTACCTCAAATACTGTTGGAGTATCTGAAGGGTAGTTTAACTCTACCCAAATTGGATTATTTTTTGAATCACGTATGTTTGTAATTTTCTCTCTAAAGGTTAATCTATCAGCAGTTCTTACTTGAAGAATCTCTTCGTTTGTATATTTAGTTCCAAAAGATTGTATACTATTTGTTCTTGTAGAAGATGAATTGCTAATAACTCCTTTTGCAGAGCAGTCTACAGTTTTATAATACTGCCACTCTTTTACTATAGCACCAGTATCTGCATCTTGTAAATCATTTTGTCTATAGACGTCCATTTTCATGGACAATAAAGAATCTAATAGGTCTATCATATTACAACCATAGTGGTAAGCACATATGGGTATAATAGTTGGTCTGCATAGGCGTTACCTGTTCCTTTATAGGCATCTGATGAATACTCAAAATCCCAGTCGAATGTAGAAACGCTTTTAACATATTTGTTGGTCCATACTTTATCTTTTGCAAAGTAATCGCCCATCAATTGAATGCATGCTTGCTCAACATTGTCTGGAACTTCCGCCCATCCAAATTTGCCAGCGACTTTATAGCGAACATCTTTTCTAAATGCTCCGTATCCAAAATTATCATTAATTGTTGGAGGTACCATACCATTCGCAATATATACAGTATTGTCTAGAGCTTGACTTCTGTCTACTCTTAGACCAAAACCAGTTTCAGAAACAAGCGGATCGAATATCCAGTTATTTTCATTATTGATATTATCAACAAGCAAAATGTCATTTCCATAAAGCTCATGTAATGTATCTAGTTTAAATGGAAGCGGTAGCAAGTCTGAGCCTGCACCATATGCTATTTGAACATCATCGTACAAATAAAATTGCTGACCTGTATGATTTTCAATTACTTTACGTGCATACTTCTCTGCCATTATAAGTTCATGATATGACTTATAGTTTGGATCTGCTGGATCTACCGCTATTCCTAAATCTTCTACTGCTTCGGATATTGAAGCATATGGCGTTACAACGTCTACAAAAGTATCATGGCTGACGTTTGAAGAGCTTATCGCATATTTCCATCTTAATTTAAGATTTTTATTTCTATCAGTCAAGGCATAAGGAATACCAATTTCATATGAGCCAGGATCTACTTCTGACTTTGCTGCAACAACATTTGTTGCGACTGGAGTAGCTGGGCTTATTGCAGGTGTTACTGCTGGATCCTGAGTTATATCATAGATATCTACTAGGACTGATCCATCTGCATCTACTATTTGTCCGCCCCAGAATATTTTAGTCTTTGCTGGTGCGTAACTATTCTTATAAACCTCTGCCATTTAATTGGCTTAGTTATAGAACTCCTGAACTTCTTTTGGAGTAGCCATAACAAAACCTTCCTCCTTATCAAAAATTGCCTGGGCTGTATCTTTGTCCATAGCAACGAATGGGTGTTCTTTTGTAAATGTGTGTCCTAGAATATCGTATCTAAAGTTAGCACGAGTCATTTTAACTAGAACTAAGTCTTCTTGTTTGACCTGTTTTGCTTCTGGCTTTTTCAATTCAGCAGCATTCATCTCTTCTTCTTCTTCCTCTATGCCCTTGGCCTTTTTATAGATGGCCCAGGTTACGCCTTCTTCTGCGAGTGCAGCAATAATATCTTTTTTACCTTTTTGGTCTGTTACGTCTACTGCAAAGTCTTCCGCAATCTGCTTTAACTCTGCAACTTTTAATGTATCAAATGACATTAATTTCTCCTTTTATAGGTTATTTAATTATAGCATTAGTCAATTAAAAGGAAAAGCCCCCAAATTAATGGGGGCCTTTCAGCAGATCTAAATCCTAAATTAGGAAGCGACCTTAACGTTCTTAACAACAACCCATGCGTCTGCTTGCTCAATTTGAACGCCAACACGAGTATAGAGTGTATACTCAATTGCGTCCTTCTTTGGCCAGAAGAAACGGTAAACGGTTACATCACGCTTGATACCAATAACTACGTTATTTGGGAATGTCAAGTGGACGTCACCATGATTGCCAGTTTCGCCTGAGTAATCGCCATCTTGTGCTTCTGGAAGAAGTGGAACTTCAACAATCGGAATACCGAATGCGAATGGAGCCACATATCCAGCTGGGCCACCTAGAGGCTGTACGCCTTCTCCACGGATGATCGACGATGCGATATCTTGTGGGATGGTCTGGTTTGTTCCAATGCTATTTGCATACAGGAAGTCCTGAATCAAATTGGAACCAGAAAGGAAGCGAAGGTCGGAACGACGTTGCTTGTACTTACGTGGGAGTGCCTTGAGGGCGCTGTTGAAGAGTGCACGGCTGATACCAGCACCTGCAGCGTCTACAACGTGACCGTAGGTCTTTGCCTTCTTGACTACACCATCAAATGCCTTATAAAGGTTATCTGATGTAAGGGCGGTATTACCATTGAGGAGTACATCTTCAATGTCATTACCTGCCTGTGTTGCCATCATACGGGCAATATGATCTTCTAGATCTGGACCTTCGATATTGTCCTCAAGAGATTCTGTTGAAAGCTCCCAATCC